ACGTCTGATTGCTTAACGTAGTTTTGACCTTCAAAATTTAATATGTCGCCTTGATAATTAACAGTTACATTTCCACCGCCTGCATACCCTGAACCGCCCCCACCGTTTGCATTATTACCACCTGGAACAATTGCACCGCCACGCGCTCCCGATTGATACCTAGCCATAGCAGAAGCAAGTTTTGATTGAGGAATAACAACCTCAGATTCGCCGCCCTCCCCAATTAATCCGAGCGTTGGCCTGTTTACATAGCCGCCGCTTGAATATCCCAAACTTGGTGCGTTAATTGCATCACCCCATGAAATACCTCCGGCACCTGATGGCAATGAAGCACCGCTTAATGCGTTGCCACCACTAAACCCACCACTTAAACCCCCACTTAAAGCACTACTGAACGCATTGAACAAAGGCTTTGTAATACTTTGTCTGATCGCCATACGTGCCAAGTCACTCAATATCGAATCAACTAACGATTTGAAATCCAGTTTCCCCGTTTTCACAAAATTAACTAATGCGTCCTCTGCCCCTTTAAATGCTTTAACAATCGTATCGCCAACCATTGAACCCATATCGTTTAACGTCTTAGAAAAAGCAACTAACTTAGCGTTCATATTTTCACCAAAGCTTTTTTCCATTTCTTCCCTTACTCCTATCACTGTAATTTTTAAATCATTAGCGGCGTTCTCACCATCTTGAAAATATTCTTCGGGGGCGTTTTCTGTTCCTCCAATAATCGAATCAAATAACTCTTTGTTTTCTTTAAATCTTTCTGCAAATCCCGCCCGCCAATCTGCCTTAACATCATCCATCCCAGTGAAATCACCCTTTAACCATTTTCCGACAACATCTTTTGTAGCCTTTGCAAATTCGATTAATTCTTTAGCTAATGCAATTGCGCCCATAATGGCAAACGCAACTGATCGAATAGCAACTTCAATTACTTTAAATAAACCTGTCCAATCATTTTCACTATCAAATAT